ATGACAAAGAATAAGTATTGCTTTAATAATGCGGACGAGCTACGCAAATTCATGGAAACAGAAGTGGTGACAACTACAGAAGCTGTAGAACTAATTGGTTGCAGCAGGCAGAATATAAAGCAATTGGTTGATCACGGTACACTAGTGCCGATTAAGCAAACGCCGAGAGAAAGGCTATTCTTGAAGGAAGATGTATTGAACTATCACAAAAGAAAATAAAAATATTTATAAGACATCTCGAACTGGAGGTGTCTTTTTCTTTGTGACAAAACAAAGTCGAATACAACTGGAGGTGGGTGTTAATGTAAATGGACAAGCATAAGAAGGCAGAAAAAGACTATATTCAAGGCATGAAATACAAAGATATAGCTGATAAATACGGCGTTTCAATTAATACCGTAAAGTCCTGGAAGCGACGACATGGTTGGGAGCGTAACAAGGGTGCACCCAAAGAAAAAAGTGTGCACACAAAAAGAGGTGGGCAGCCGGGGAATAAGAATGCCGTAGGAAACTCTGGAGGAGCTGCTCCTAAAGGAAATAGCAATGCTGTTAAACACGGCTTATTCGCCAAGTACCTACCAGAAGAAACGCTGGAGATAGTAAACGAAATAGATAGTATTGCTCCATTAGACATACTCTGGATGAACATAAAAATGCAGTTTGCATCCATTATGCGAGCGCAACAGATTATGTTTGTTGAAGATAAAGATGATCTTACAGAAGTGCTAAAAAAAGAAAAAGATGGTGAAATGGTCACCGAAAAAGAATGGGAAATACAGTTCGCTTGGGATAAACAGGCGAACTTTTTAAATTCCCAAAGTCGTGCTATGGGCGAACTAAGAAGCATGTTGAAACAGTTTTATGAGTTGGCTAACTATGACGATGATAGGCTGTTGGAAGTTGAAAAGATGAGAGCTGTTATTGATAAGACGAAAGCCGAAATTGAAAAGATATCTACAAATGAAGAGTCAGGGCCAATTGAAATCATGATTAAGCGAAAAGGTGATTCATCATGATTGAAAAAGAAGTAAACCCACACTTTGAAGATTTTCTCTTTGACTGGGAACAAAAATTTCAGTTTCTAGTTGGTGGTTACGGATCCAGTAAAAGCTATCATGTAGCCCTAAAGATTATATTGAAACTCTTAGAAGAAAAGAGAACCGCATTAGTAGTAAGGGAAGTATACGAGACAATAAGGGAATCGTGTTTTGCGTTATTTGAGGAATTAATCATTGATTTGGAGTTGGAAAACAGTATTAAAGCAGTAACTTCTCCAATGCAAATACGTTTCCCTAATGGCTCTAAAATCATTTTTAAAGGGATGGATAAGCCACAAAAGTTAAAATCCATTCATAACGTGTCATTGATTTGGTTAGAAGAGTGTTCAGAAATTAAGTATGAAGGATTTAAAGAGTTAATTGGGCGTCTAAGGCACCCCGTATTAAAACTTCACATGATACTATCTACTAATCCAGTTGATGAGGGTAATTGGACATATTCTCACTTCTTTATCAAGAATAAAGCACAAGAAGACGAAGTGGTATTCTTGGATGATGAGAAATTATACGAAAAACGAACAGTTGTAGTAGGAGATACGTATTATCATCACTCAACTGCAGACGATAATCTTTTTCTTCCAGAGAGTTATATACAAGAACTTGAAAAAACTAAAGTTTACGATTTAGACTTTTACCGAGTAGCAAGGAAAGGTCGTTTCGGCGTGTCTGGAACTAAAGTATTACCGCAGTTTGAGAGCAAACCACATGATGAAGTTATGGCAGAAATCAAAGCTATTTACAGGCCAATGTATAGAGCAGGTATGGACTTTGGTTTTGAAGAATCATACAACGCTCTTTTAAGAATGGCTATTGATGATAAAAATAAGGTTCTCTATATCTATTGGGAATATTACAGCAAAAAGAAAGATGATCCTGAAATCGCCGATGATTTACAAGAGTTTGCTGCAACAAAAGAAAAGGTAAAAGGGGATTCAGCTGAACCCAAAACGATTTATTACCTAAGGAAACGAGGTCTCAATATTACAGGGGCATATAAGCCTAAAGGATCCAGGTTGCAAAATACGAAAAAGGTAAAGAGATTTCACCGAATTGTTTGCTCTGATAAATGTCCTAACACCATCAGAGAATTAAAGAACCTAACTTACAAAAAAGATAAACAAGGAAACACCATATACGATGAATTTAACATTGATCCACATACCTTCTCAGCGGTTTGGTATGGCTTAGATGATTATGAGGTCGTTGACTTGAAAGACAAAAAAGAAAAAGTAAAGGCAATTAAGGAATTAGGTTTGTAAGGGAGTGAAAAAGGTGGCTAACAAGTTTGAAAAGGGATTGGATACAGACAATAGTCCTAAGAGGCGTTTTAGTAAAGAAGCAAATATTCAATACACCTATGAATCTACAGAAGAATTATTAAATAGCACTAAGGATTTATCTGCTATGATTGCCCATCACATTGAGCATCAACGTCCTAGATTGAGTGAGTTAGATGACTATTATCGAGGTAACAACACAGCGATTTCCTCGTTAAAAAGGCGAAAAGAAGAAGATAAAGCAGACCATAGAGCAAGGCATAACTATGCTAAATATGTATCGAACTTTATGCAAGGGTTCCTGGCTGGTGTACCGATTACAGTTAATCATAAAAATCCGGAGACACAAGAGAAGATAAATGACGTTAATAAAATAATCGAGAGTGATGCACTTAATTCAGACCTCATATTAGACTTATCTATATATGGCCGAGCATATGAATTACTCCATAGAAATCAATTTGATGAAACAAAAGTGTATCTATCGTCACCTTTAGAAACGTTTTTAATTTATGATAATACGATTGAAAAGAATATTGTAGCTGCTGTGAGGTATTTTGAGATCGGATATGGAGCAGATAAGAAAATAAAAGTTTTACTTTACACTGATCAAAAGATATTCACGTATTATACATCAAATTACGGAGATTACAAATTAACCTTTGAGAAAGAAGAGAATCACCCATTTGGGGATATTCCTGTTAATGAGCATGCAAATAATAGATTCCGACAAGGTGACTTTGAGGGTGTTCTTGATCAGATTGATTTATACGACTCAGCTCAATCGGATACAGCTAACTACATGTCAGATTTTAATGACGCATTGTTAAAAATAGTTGGTGATATGGACTTTGGACCAGAAGAAGCGAAAGAAATGAAAAAATCAAATATTCTATTTTTAGAAACAAGATCTGATAGTAGTAAAGCTGATGCGGATTACATTTATAAAAAATATGATGTAGCTGGTGCGGAATCATATAAAGGTCGATTGCAAACAGACATCCATAAGTTCACGAATACACCGGACTTGAATGATGAAAAATTCAGTGGCCAACAGACTGGAGAAGCAATGAAATATAAACTGTTTGGCTTAGAGCAAATTCGTATTAACAAAGAGCGGTTATTTAAACGTTCACTTAACAGGCGTTATAAGTTAATCAACAATGTTATGAGCTTGGCCAATGAAGCTAAAGCAGGAGAATTTGCTGGCGTAACTTATAAATTCACTCCTAATCTTCCTAAGAGCACTAAAGATGCAGTAGATATGTTTAACTCGCTTGGCGGTGAATTGTCAGAGGAAACGAAACTAAAAATTATCCCAATGATAGTTGAGAATCCAGAAGAAGAGAAAAAAAGAATTGAAGAAGAGCGAAATAAACATCGGGACGCAGCATCTAATTACATGCAGAATTGAGGTGATTAGATGCCAGAAGAAGATGAAAGCTACTGGGTGCAACGTGAAAAAGATAATATCAGCCGGGAACAAATGAAAGATGAAGACATCGTTAAGCAGTTAGAAGAGATTATTGGTGCAGCGTTAAGGGAAGCAGATAAGGAAATACATGCTTTCTATTCCCGGTATGCTAATAAATGCAAACTCACACCTAAAGAAGCTAAAAAGCGCATATCGGAGTTTGATGTGAAAGACTTTGAAGCAACTGCAGCTAGATATGTGAAAGAAAAGAACTTCAGCGACAAAGCCAACAAAGAACTATACACGTATAACACAAAGATGAAGATAAACCGTCAGGAACTGCTCATGCTCCATTTGAATGCTCATTTAACTGCTATGGCAGATGAACAAATGAAGATGTTCCATGAGTATCTAGAACGAGTAGGAGTAGATGAAGTAGCAAGACAAGCAGGTATATTAGGAAAAAGCTTGAATGTTACCAGAGGGGCAATAACAGCCATTGTAGGCGCGTCATTTCACGGTGCGACATGGTCTAGTCGAATATGGGGAGATATGAGTGCTCTTAGATCGCAATTAGAGAAAATTATTAATAGCTCTATCATACGTGGCGTGCACCCTAACCAGTTTGTTAAAGACATAAGAGAACAGTTTGACGTTACAACGTTTGAAGCCAAGAGACTTTTAATAACGGAAGCTGCCAGGGTTCAAATTGAATCGCAAATGTTATCATATGAAACGCTCGCTGAAGAAGAAGGATTTGAAGCTGAGTATCAGTTTGTTGCAAAGCTAGATGAGAAAACTTCGAAAACGTGTAGATCTTTGGACGGAGAAAAGTTTAAAGTGAGTGACAAGGTAATCGGTGTAAATGCTCCACCAATGCATCCATTTTGTCGTTCGAGCACACGTATGGTTTTAGGTGATTGGCGTAAGGAGATATTTGAGAAAAAGAAAGACACTTCTTCTTCTTTGGATAGTGAAAAAGAGAAGTTGAAAGTTAATTCTAACCATGAGAAAATAGAAGAAATAAGAAAAGTAAAATTGAAACAGTCACATTCTAACTGGATATCAGAAGAATTATTAACTGAATTAGAGAGTACGGGAGTTAAATATAATTCTGATGAATTGATAGCTATTACAAAGACCTCAAGTGGTAAACTAGTTTGGTTGGAAAAAGGGAATTCTAAAGCAGGCTTTGAGCACGTAATGAGACATGCAAATGAATTCGCTACAAAAGGGGTTAAATCAAGTGAAATTCCTGACTTGATAATGGAAGCGTTAAGTAAAGGTAAGCTGGTTGGTAAACAAGGACGAGGAAACGGAAGGCCGATATATGAAGTAGTCTTCAACGGACAAACTCACAGAGTTGCAGTTACTGTTGGAAATAATGGATTTATTGTGGGAGCAAATCCAAGATCACTAGAGTAGAAAGGTGGATAACATGAAGACTATTGAAATTTTTTTAGATTATGGATGTTATCCTATGTGGATATTTAATGAACAAGGTGAATTAGTTGATAATGATTTAGTTGAGGAACTTGAGGCCGATGGTGAGATAGATAAAATGCTTTTAGAAATCCAAAAAAAATATGACGAGTTATTTGAAGACAATGCCGTTAATTTTGAATTTAAAGGGTTTAAAGATGAAAATGATAGGATGAAATTTCTCAGAAATGTAGAAAGTACTATAACTCTATTAAAAGAAAAAATTGGAGATAAGTATTTGGTTGATAATAAGGTCGATGAAAATTCCATTTGAAAAGAGTCTAACTTGTAAAGCGCGCAGGAAATGAAACTGTGTGTTTTTTTTAAAAAAATTGTTTGAAAATAAAGTTGTCTTTGAGTAATAGATGTTAAACAGGCTTAGAAGTATACTATTTGGGCTTAAACAATAACAGGAATAATTATGAGGAAATAAGCACTGCACGGGCTGTAATTGACTGTACGGGGCTTATTTTTTATGGAATGAAGTGTTGTGCGTTAAAGACTAAAAAGGCTTATAAATAACTGGATGTTTTTTATCTATCGGGCATAGAAAACGCACTGATGAAAGGAGTGCATTAATGGTTATTTTTATTCCTAATACTCTAGGAGAGATATTGCAATTAAACGTATTATTATTTGCGCTTTTTGTTTTCTCTTATTCTATTTACGTTGATAGACGAAAATTGAAAGCAACAAAAAGAATGGAAGAGCAAGTGCAAAGGATTAACGGAATACTTGATAAAGATAAGGTTGAATGACGATATGAGAAATTAAGAGGAAGTGGAAATAAAAACGAGATAGGAGTGATTAAATGCCGAGAGTAAGAATTGAATTCGATACAGATTTACCCTCAGATGGGAAGGTATTTGTAAACGGCAAAGAAATTTCGCTCATAAGATACATTAACTTATACAGTTCTTGTGAAGATAGAACAAAGCTTGTTATTAGCAGGTTAATTGATGATGGCAATGGAAATCCAGTAACTGGGGAATATGGTTTTTTAGAAGAAACATATGATGTTTTCGAAAAGTTGAAAACACAAGATAAAGAAAACGGAAAAAAATTAGAAGACAAGATTTTATTTCCGTACAACTTTGATTAAGGAGTGATTAAATGAATTTTGGTGAAGCGTTAGAATGTTTAAAAGCAGGAAAAAGAGTTAGTCGTACAGGCTGGAATGGAAAGAATCAGTTTATATTTTTGATTAAAGGAACTGATTTACAAGGAACTTTAGGGTATGGGTACGGTGAATATCTAGGTGAACCTACAATAGTCGATGTGTTAGCCATCAAAACTACATCAAATCAAATTCAAATAGGATGGATAGCTTCACAGACTGACATGTTGTCGGAGGATTGGGAAGTAGTTGAATAACACCCGTCTTTAGCCAACAGACGTTATAAACAGGGCTTTTTATTATGCAAAAATCAATCGTACACGGGCATTCATAACTTAATAGAGTAAATACATTAAAAAGGTCGTAGATGGGCTTACATGGCGTGTCTGGGGCTTTTTTTTAATGCATTGAAATGGATAGTGAATAGTGCGTGTGTGGGGTAGGAGGAAAAGAAATGCTTAAAACAATAAAACCATTGAAATTGAATCTGCAGCATTTTGCGGAAGGTGACCCAGACCCAATTGAACCATTAGTTGATCCAAAAGGTGACCCAGGGAAGGAAACTTTTACTCAATCTGAAGTTGATAGTAAAATCAGCAAAGCTGTAGAAAGTGCTTTGAAAAAACAACAAGAAAAGTTTGAAAAGCAAAAACAGGATGAGATTAATAAAGCGAAACAAGATGCTGCGGAATATGCAAAGATGACAGCACAAGAAAAACAACAAGCTGATTATGAAAAACGCATGAAGCAGTTAGAACAACGGGAACGTGAACTTAATCAAAAACAGCTGCATTCAGAAATTGTAACTGATTTGAAAGAAGATGGATTGCCTACAGAATTTGCAGAATCGCTCATTCATTTAGGTGACAATGAAAAAATTAAAGATTCCATCTCCAACATAAAAAAAGTTTTTGATGAAGCTGTGAATAATGCAGTAAAAGAAAAGCTAAGACAAGATCCACCTGAAAGAAGTCAGTCGTTTAAAGGACACAAAAAATCAGGACATAACTCACGAGCTGATATGGCCAAACAAGCAAGAATCATATAGAAAGAGGAGGAAGTATTTTATGAGTAAAAAAATGAAATTAAATTTGCAGTTCTTTGGACAGCAAACGTTTAACCCTGACAATGTTATGATGAGCGATTCAAAAGATGGGGTTATTCCAAAAGAACAAGGCACCCTTATTATGCAAGATGTAATGCAGAATTCTAAGATTATGCAGCTTGGTGTTTATGAAGAAATGGACAAGCAAGAGAAAACCTTTGATTACTTTGCAGAAGGACCGGGAGCTTATTGGGTTAATGAAGGGGAAAGAATTCAAACTTCTAAAGCTAAATGGTTAAAAATCACTATGACAGCGAAAAAGCTTGGGGTTATCCTACCTGTTTCACGAGAATATTTGCAATACAGCATGTCCGACTTCTTTGAAAAAATGCGCCCTAAAATTAGTGAAGCATTTTATAAAAAGTTTGATGAAGCAGGTATTCTTAATATAAATAACCCATTCTCTCAATCTATTGAGCAATCCGTAACAAATGCAGGGCATATTGTAGAAGGGGAGATTACAGGTAGTAACATACTTTCCATGGAGGATCATCTGCTTGAGAGTGACTTTGAAGCCAATGCGTTTATATCCAAAAACCAAAATGCTACTGCTTTACGTCAAGCTACAGTTGGTGAAGGGAACTTGCAGCAACCTATTTACGATCGTTCTGCTAAAAAAATTGATGGTCTACCAGTTGTAAATCTTAAGTCTACGAGCATGAAAAAAGGCACTTTATACACTGGTGACTTTGACCAATTGTATTACGGTATTCCTTTTGATATCTCTTACAAACTAGCGGAAGAAGGTACTATCTCAACTATTACAGATCAAGATGGCAATCCAATCAACTTGTTTGAGCGAGAAATGGTAGCGATGCGCGCAACAATGGATGTTGCAGTGATGATTGTGAATGATAATGCGTTTGCTAAGCTGCAGCCTGCGTCCCAACCTGAAGCTTAATTAAAGGGAGGATAATTGTATGTATAGAGTTTTAACAAGCTTTAAAGATGTACACACACGTCATGCATATAAAAAAGGAGATAACTATCCTTATCGCGGCCAAGTGACTAAAGAACGTGTAGAAGAATTATCGTCAAGTAATAATGATTTGAAAGAACCAGTGATCGAACCTTTTAATGTTGTAATAGATGCTTCAGAACAAGAGAAAGAAGAATATCCTAAACACGTGGGTGGTGGCACTTATACACTATCAAATGGTGATAAGGTCAAAGGAAAAGAAAAAGCATTCCAGGCTGAACAGGAATTGAGGTAACTCTTATGACCATACTTGATAATATGAAAATTGTTTTGGGAATCAATGATGAACTACAAGATAAAGCGTTGGAAATCATTATTGCAAATACCACAGCGCATTTAAAATTGTGGCTGAAGCAATATACCGATTTAACTACCATACCAGAAGAACTGAATTTCATTATTGAGGAGCTATCTATTTCTCGTTTCCAAAGACGTGGAAGTGAGGGAATGAAATCAGAATCAGTAGAGGGGCATTCAGTCACTTATAAAGAGGATGACTTTGCTCCTTATTTGTCGATTCTAAGTGCTTACATTCCAAAACAGGAAGAAAAGAAGGGAAGGGTGGTCTTTTTCTAATGCGTTATACCGATAGAGTGAAGCTTCATAAGACACTAGGAAGAGGATACAACCCGGAGACTGGTAAGAATGAAGTAATAGTCGATGAAGGGGTGTTATTGCCTTGTAATGCTTCGCCTGTGACGTTAGAAAAGACGGCGGCGGTATTTGGTTCACTTAATAAAAAAGTCGCTACAGTGCGCTTACAACGACCGTATAAGGATTATGCAGATAAAGCAGTCATTGAAGGTCAAAAATATAACGTTCTCCGGCATATTCCTTATAAGTCAGAGAGCGTTTTTTATTTAGAAGGAGTAAGTGAATGGAGTTAGATGGATTAAATGAACTGCTTGCTCAATTAGAGCGTATGGATGAAGGCATTGAGGATGATGTTGATAAAGTTGTTAAATTTAACACCATCGAGATGACGGATGAAACACTAGAAAACGAAAGACAGAGGTTCGATAAGGGCTATTGGACAGGACACACGGCAAGGCATACGAAAACAATAAAAGTAGGTAGTATGCAGTATCGGACGATAGCTGGATCAGATTATGCAGCCTACTTGAATTATGGGACACGTTTCATGGATGCAACATGGTTTATGAGAGATTCTTTCTTGCTACAAAGAAAGAGGTTTTTAGAAGATCTAGATCGATTAGTGAAGTAGGTGGATAAATGCTATCACCCAAAATACAACTGTTTAATGTAGTATTTCAAATATCAACAGACCTCGGATACCAAACAATTGATTATGCTCCTGTTAGTAGCCCAGGACTTACTTATCCATTTGTACATGTTGGAGAATCTAACAGCACTGATGTGATTAATAATAAAGGGATTATTACAGGACGAATATCGCAGACGATACACGTTTGGGGCTATGCAAATGATCGAGCGCTGTTTTCAGGAATGATGGATCAATTAGAAACATCCTTAAGGAAACTAACTCGTTTAAAAAATTATTATATAAAGCTAGAGGAACTGCAATCTAATGAAATCTATGACAACACAACCAATGATAATTTGCTACACGGCATTATTCAAGTTGAATACAAACTAACATAGGGAGGGAACAAAATGGGGAAAATCGCAAACGGTGTACACAAGGTATTATATTTTCGTAAGCTTGGTGAGGCATCGGAAGCAGCAAAATTAGTGTTTCAAACAGAGCATAGTAAATCTTATACTAGAGACAGGGAAAAAACACAAACGAAAGATGGTGCAGTATCAGGGTCATCAGCGCTGGAGGATGAAGTGAGCATTACAGCTCTACAGTCGGTCAAAGACCCAACATTTACGATGCTGGAAGATTCAATTGTAGAGGATTTTCCGGTTGAAATGTGGGAAGTGGATTTAGCGGATAAGAAAGTAGATGACAGTGGTGCAGAGACTGTAACTCAATTCGCAGCAGAATATAGACAAGGGTATATTTCTGAATGGGAAGCAACGAATCCTACTGAAGATGACCCGGAAGTAGAGGGTACATTTATTACAGAAGGGATTAGACAAAAAGGATTTGTTACGCTGCCTGAAGGAGACATAGACACATTATCGTACGTTTTTCATGATGTATTAGCGGAAGATCCTGCAGATGATGGGCTAGGGGCAGTTAATCAAACAGAACCATTGGCTTAAAGAGAGGAGAAGTCCTCTCTTTTATAATTTCTAAAAAGGTGGAATTGAATTATGTATATTAACTTTAATGGCAAAGAGATTGAGCTTTCATTCGGACTTAGAACGTTAACGGAGATTGATAAAGAGCTAGGGTTTGAAATAGAAGGAGCTAGTTTAGGGGAAGGTTTAGAATTACTTATACCTAAACTACAGACAGGAAACATTGTCGGTTTATCTAAGATTATTAAGGCGGCTACAGCGCATGATAATAAGTCACCTAAAACGTATGAGGACTTAGAACAGGTTCTTGATGATATTGCGGAGAATCAAGGATTTGAAGAATTTGGAGAACAAGTGATTGAAGAATTGGGAAAGCGACCTATGACCCGAAATCTAGTTCCAAAAGATATGAAAACGAAAACTCAGGAGCCGAAAGAGGCTTAACGTATAACGAAATTGTTATCTATGCAATGCGTAAGCTTGGAATGGAACGATTAAGAGATGTGGAATTGATGACATTATCGGAGTTCCATTACAAACGATATGCGCAAGAATACAAAGAAATTGATGAAGAGTATAAAATGCATAAAATAGCTTTTCTTACAAGGAATGCGAGTGCGACTAAAAACACGGGCACAGAGAAGAAACCGAAAGAAGAATATGTCTTTAAAAGCTTTAAGGATTTCTTCGACTACGAAAAGATTTTAAAAGAAGTAGATGATGAGCTGGTTGGCGCGGAGAAAGAAGATTTCCCAATAAATCACCTATCCCCTGCTCAAATTGCACTTCAACACAACAGTAGAAAGGGGTGATGCAATGGCCAATTATTCGATTGAAGCTGAATTAAAAGCAAATGTAAGCAAATACCGAAAAGCAATCCAAGCAGCAAAAAGAGTGACGGAGAAGTTCAAACGAGAATCGGAAAGTGTAGAAGATACTGAAGTGGATGCTGATACTAGACCTTTACAGCGAAATCTTAAGAAGGCACGTGCAACATTGAATGCTTTTGCAAAAGATAAGACAAAAGCTGAAATGGAAATAGATGCAGATACATCAGAAGCTAAGCGTAAAATGGGCTTGCTTCAGAAGATGAAAACATCTTTAAATGACAAAGTTGTTATTCCGATAGAGGCTAGGGTAGATAAATTCCACAGATCTATGGACAGGATTGCGAACACTATTCAATCAGTTGGTACTGTTGCAGGCAACGCTTTTAAAGGTGGATTAATTTCAGTCTTGCCGGCACTATCTCCGATTATTGCTAGTTTAACTGCTGCGCTCGGTGGATTAACGACCTCATTTGCGGCAGCTGGAACAGGAGCTGTTGCTTTTGGATCAGTCGCTACTAGCGCTCTAAATGATGTCTTTACAGCTAATGGAGATATTAAAAAATTACGAGAACAATTAGCGAATACAAGTGACTTAGAGGAACGTGCAGAGATAACAAAACAGATTAAACAAGCTACGGCAGGGTTGTCCAAAGAGCAGCAAAAAGGGTTAAAGTCACTTCAATCATTCAGTAAGTTCTGGAGTAAATTCGCAAAGCAATTCGAAAAGCCAGTAATGGATATTTTTGTTCGCAGTTTAAATGGATTAAAAAAGCTACTAAAGCAGTTAGAGCCGGCTTTTCAGGGTGCAGTTAAAGCGGTTGATACACTTTCTAAGAGTTTAAGTAAATCAATGAAAACGAAAGAGTTTAAAGAATTTATTTCATTTTTAAATGCAAATGTTGGTCCAGCGATGATCGCTTTAGGTAAAACTTTCGGTAATGTCATGCAAGGTATTATGAACTTAATGGTTGCATTTGGTCCTTTATCTACTGATATGCAAGGAGGATTAGTAAGTCTCACTAAAAAATTCTCAGACTGGACTGCAGGATTAAAAGATTCTAAAGCATTTCATGACTTTATCGATTATGTAAAAGAGAATGGCCCAAAAGTAATCGCACTAATTGGCAACATCACCGCGTTTCTTATTGAATTAGGAAAAGGCATGGCACCATTAGGTTCAAAAATATTAGATATAGTGAATGCTTTTTTAGAGTTTACAACAGCCTTAATGGATAATCACCCGGCAATTGGCCAAGTGGTTGCAGTTGTATTGTCGTTAAGTGGAGTACTTATGGCTTTAATACCGTTTATACTGCTAACCAAGGCAGCATTTGGTGGTATGGCCACTGGAATATGGAAAGCCACTGGTATGATGCGGGCTAAAGTTGTCACTGGTGTAAAGATGATGATTGCTTCACTGAAAAATTTTGTGGTGCAGACCTTTAAGACAGTAGCTAATTTCATAGCGGGTTCAGCAAAGTTTATCGCCAGGTGGACAATGATGGGGGTAAAAGCACTTTTTAACGCTGGTCGTATGGCATTAGCCTGGACAATAGCTACGGGGAAAAAGATGGTTGTAGCTATAGCAAAAATGATTGCAAACTCAATTATATTTATAGCCAGATGGACTTTGATGGGCGCGAAGGCAATATTCAATGCTGGTCGCATAGCGTTAGCCTGGACAATAGCTACAGGGAAAAAGATGGCCATCGCTTTAGCAAAAATGATTGCCACGTCAATTAAGTTTATCGCCAGATGGGCACTTATGGCGGTTAAATCATTATTTCATGCCGCCCGAATGGCTGCTTCTTGGTTTATTGCTTTAGGTCCTGTTGGTTGGGTCATTGCAACTATCATAGGTCTTGTCGCTCTTGTAATCGCGAACTGGGATAAAGTGAAAAAATGGACGATTAAGACGTGGAATAAAATATCATCTTGGATCGTTAAAAAGGTATCAAAAATCTGGAGCTATATACAAGATAAGTTTCCGGCGATTGCATATGTTATCAAGCAATATACAACGATGGCTTGGAACATCATTAAATCTATTTGGACGTTTATTAAATCGTTCTTTAGCAGTGTATTAAAGTTTATTAAGGCACTTGTTAAAGGTGATTTCCAAGGCATGAAGTCTGCAATAAGCAACATCACAAGAGCAATATCTACTTTAATAAAAAGTATCTGGAACAGTATAAAGAGCTTTTTTAGCAGTATCCTAGGTAAAATCGTTAATAAAGTAAAAAACAAATTTAAGGATATGTTTGATGCAGTTATGGACGTAGGAGACAATATCAAAGAAGGTATCGAAGACACTTGGGACGGAATTAAAAGTTTCTTTGACAACTTTTCTTTGTACGAAAGTGGTAAGAAGATTATTAGTAGTTTAGGTGACGGTCTTATAGCAATGAAGGACAAAGTAGTAGGTATAACAGAAGATATTGTCGGTGCTGTGCGAGACTTTTTCCCGTTTTCCCCGGCAAAAACTGGACCATTACGGGATATTCATCGTATGGACTTTGCCGGACCTATAGGCCAATCTATTAAACGAGCGAAAAAGCCTATTCAAAGAAAAACAGCAAAACTAGCAGAAGTAGCCAACAACAGCATCAGACCCGATATGCAGATAAGAAGATCACAAATTACTTCTAGCTTAAGAAGTATTAGGCATAGAAGTGTGGCTCAAGTACAAACGGCTGTGAATACTGATGTGAACTTAAATACAAAGCAACCAGCCTATATAAATGTGAGAATAGGTCGAACGAAATTTACTGAATTTGTAGAAGATATTACTGTAGAACAAAACAGAAATTTCAATATAGAAAATAGTTTTAGAAGATAGAAGGTGCTTTATATGTACGGTTTTGTAGATATTAATGAACGAGGTACATCGGGTGCCTCTCTATCCATACAAACCTTTTTTAATAATATAAACTTAGACGAAACATTAACGGATGAAAACGGAAGCTTCACAACTTTGAGCGTGACAGGGAGAGGGAATATAAAGCAAAGGATTAACTACATCGATGTTCCTCATATGGATGGTGCATTAGAGTCGAATGACTTAACTTTAGAAATGCGAAGCATCGAGGTTAAATACAAACTGTCTGATAGCACAAATGAGGGGTTTAGGGAGCGTATAGATTGTTTAAATACTTTGCTACAAGGATCTAAGCAACAGCTATCATTCACCGATGAGAGTGTATTTTATTACGCAACTTTAGAACAGAATAACATTCCAGAAGAGCAATCGAATGAATTAATTTGTATGTTGGTCTTTTCTTGCTCTGACCCATTTAAATATGGGCAGGAAAACACATTTGATTTTGAATCCGATGTACTTACGATGCACTATGAGGGGACAACTGAATCGTCACCAATCATTGAATTGGATGTATTAAAACCGTCTACTTTTGCTATGGTGCAGAATCAGAATGAAGAATATATGTTAATTGGCACCCCAGCCACAGATGATGTAGAGATTGTTGATAGTAGAAAAACTATATTACAAGAGAACGGTAGCACACTAGATGCATGGATGAAAAATCCTACTCGTATAGATGGTTGGATTGGTAAGGTTACAGGATCCTTTGCACATGATGGCACAGGGATATTAGTTGAAAATTTCGGGACAGGTGATAAAATGCACGGTCCTGCGCTGATAAAAGAGATTACGCCTACTCAAGACTTTGAGATAGAGTCTACTTTTGACATCATATCGAATAAAGAAGAAGACAACTACCGAATGGAATTTTACATGTTTGATGAAGCGTTGAACATGATAGGAAAAATGGGGATTAATGATAATAACAGAAACATCACTCGCAGAAATGGACTTGCTCGTGTTGGTGAATATGAAGATAAGTATACACGATATCTAATAGGTTCCGGTAATTATCAATACGACAACTTGAAAAGAGTAGCTCTTATGTATTTGCGAGTTAAACGTGTAGGTAAAAAATTCACTTTTTATATTGCGGAAATAAGAAACGGCAAGCATTACGTCCCACTAACAAGAACATATACAGACCAGACAGGTGAGTTTCAGAATCCACTTAAATACATTCAAATATATATTGGTAACTGGAAGGACAGAAATCGTACATTCCGTACTAGGATAAACTATATTAATGTGTATGAATTAGCGCAGGAAACAATTGACCAAACTCCTTACATTGTTTATCCAGGAGACACTGTGACGTTTAACCATTTTAACAAACAGCTCTTAATAAACGGTGAAGACCGCAAGGACCTCAAAGATTTTGGAGGATCCTTTTTTAATTTGAGTAAAGGTGAAAATCAGCTAATATTACACCCAGCTAATAGCTTTATGGGGAGATGTAAATATAGAGAACGATATAGATGAGGAGGGAGGCTATGATACATGCAATAGATGGGCAAACAGATCAAATAGTCGGTATTATACCTAATGAAGAGATAATTGAGGATGTTTATAAAAGATCATTGAAAGATACACTGGAGACTTTTAACTTTACAACGTTTGCCGATAAATCATATTCCGAGTACCTTGGTAAAAGGAACAAAGTTATCATACAAGACGAAGATGGACGTTTCCGTGAGTTGCTAATACATGAAAGTGGAAAAATTCATGAAGATAGTTTAGAGATGAACGTTTTTTGCGTCGGAAGCTATCAAGTGTTAAAGAAATCAGCAGTAATAAAGCCTCAGACTTTAAAAAAACAAACACCAGATTCAGCGGCTGGAATAGCGCTAGATGGTACAGAATGGCAAGTAGGTATTGTTGAAGGTACGGGAGTTAGAACGTTTCATATCAAGAAACATACAAACCCTTATTCGTTATTAAAACGTATTGCAACTGAATTTGATTTAGAGTTGGATTTTCGCATTGAAACAAACGGCCATAAAATTACTGGCCGATATGTGGATCTAGTGCAACAAATAGGACAGTGGCGAGGTAGAGAGGTTGAGTTCGGCAAGGATTTGTTGCATATAAGCAGACGTGAATTAACGGATAATGTCTATACTGCACTTGTTGGACTAGGTCCTGAAAAAGACGATGGAACACGATTAGAAATCTTTGTTGAGGACAAAGAAGCATTGCAAAGATGGGGCAGACCTGATCCAGTGACGGGTGAGTTACAACACATAATTGGTACTTATGAGCCTCAGTCGGATGATCAAAACATGTCATTGGATCGTTTGCGTGTGCTAACAGAAAATGAATTAGAAAAAAGAGTGAATGAAGTTGTAGAATATGAAACGACCATTGCTGATTTGGAAAATGTACCAAATATGCAAAATCAGAAAACTCGTTTCGGAGACACATTAAGAATTAAAGATACTAAATTTCACCCTCCTTTATTTTTGGAGGCACGTGTTTTTGAGATGTCTGGAAGCATTAAGAGAAGAAAGTGCAAAAAAATAAAACTCGGTGATTATATTGAATTTAGCGAGGAAGAAGTTCAATCTGTATGGGAATCATTACGCGACGAAATACGAAAAAGGCTTGCAAGAATGCTTATCACTACAATTGCTTCTAGCGCTGGGGAGACTTTCAAAAATGGACTAGGTACTACAGATTTAACTGCCCAGGTATTTCTTAATGGAGAGGAAGTTGATGAAGAAGGTGAGCTGTACGGCTATGTTTGGCGCAAATATGATAAGCATGGCCTACCAGTTTCTAATTGGAACAAAAGCGGAAAAACAATCACAGCAACAGCTGAGGAAATAGATGAAAAAGCAGTATTTGCTTGTGAAATTGTTTTAGAGCAAGTAGCTTCAATTGGCAGAATCACCGTTACAAATATATTTGATGGAGAACGTGGCCCTCAGGGTATACCAGGTTCACCTGGAAAAGATGGTCAAAGTTTATACACATGGATTAAGTATGCCGATGACGAGAAGGGTGGGGGGATGTCTAACTATCCTGAAAACAAGCCTTATATCGGTATTGCTGAGAATAAGTCAACATCAAATGAGAGTGATAATCCTAGTGACTATAAATGGTCAAAGGTGCTTGGCCCAAAAGGTGAACAAGGCAAAGAAGGTCCACAAGGCATTCGCGGAGAAGATGGCCAAGATGGAATGCCTCGATATACATGGATAAGATATGCCGATGATGAAAAGGGTAATGGTATGTCTAATTTTCCAATTGGTAAGAGTTATATCGGTATTGCTACAAATAAATTGACCGAGCAAGAATCAAGCAATCCCGGTGATTATACTTGGCAAAAGACAAAAGGCGAACAAGGCCCCCAAGGCTTACAGGGATTGCAAGGTCCACGAGGTAATCAAGGTATACAAGGGCCTAAAGGTGTCGATGGTAAGCCGTCATATACTCATATTGCTTATGCGGACACCGCAAGTGGTGGCGGTTTCAGTCAATCTCCTGCCGGTAAACTATACATGGGTGTATATGTAGATGATAAGTCTCAAGATAGTAGCAATCCTAGCGACTATAAATGGTCACTGATCAAAGGTGCTGATGGCGAGGACGGCATCCCGGGTAAACCTGGTGCGGATGGTCGTACCCCGTACTTGCATATAGCTTATGCGGATACAAGCACAGGCGGAGGATTTAGCCAAGACCCGACAGGTAAAGAGTACATTGGTACGTATACCGATTTTAAGCAAGCTGATAGCAACAACCCTAACGATTACAAATGGCAACGGGCTAAAGGGGATAAGGGCGATAAAGGTCCGCAAGGTGTACAAGGTCCGCGAGGCAAGGACGGTCAAACGCTATATACGTGGGTAAAATATGCCGACACTCCAACGTCTGGTATGTCTGACAGCCCAACCGGTAAAGAGTATATCGGATTAGCGTACAATAATACGTCTCCCAGCGAGAGCAGTAGATACAGTGATTATAAATGGTCGCTTGTAAAAGGTGACAAAGGTGTACCTGGAGCACCAGGTAAAGACGGTCAAACTACTTATACATGGGTAAAGTACGCAGATGATAAAGACGGCAACGGCATGTCGGATGATTCGGAGGGTAAGCGATACTTAGGGCTTGCTTATAACAAGACAACAGCTAATGAGAGCAGCAATCCATCTGATTATAATTGGAGTCCTTTGTATGATAATGTCCGACCGGGTGTGAGAAACTACATCTTAGACAGTGTTAATTATCCGTTGTCTCCTTATAAAATCTCCACAACAAAAACCATTACAGAAGATGCAACAGTACCATCGGGATATATAGCTACATTTAAAGCTGCTAGAGATAATGATAGTGAAACGAATGAAGGTGCTTTCTTTTTACCTATTAAATCTAAAGCTCCTAAGGCAACATCATTTGGAGAAAGATATATGTTTTCTGGTTATATCAAAGGGAACAGAGAATTTAATGTGAGAGTTTTAGGGAATAGTTCTAAAATGATATCTAGAAATATTAGTAAAATAACAACAAACTGGTTTAAATTTGAATGTGTATATGAGATAACTGACGAAAACGCACCGAACTATAATATGCACTTTTGGATTTCCGATTTTAATATGGGCGATGAAATTCATTTTCATTCAATTAAAATCGAAAAAGGCAACATCGCCACCGACTGGACGCCAGCACCCGAGGATGAACGAGCATACGCCGAATATATCGCCAATCTAAAGGCGGAAGCTGAGCGCATTAAAGCCGAAGCATACGCAGACGGAATAGTAACGGCGGAAGAAAAAGCACGTATCGATGATGTACAGGCTAAGCTTAAGCAAGCGAAACAGCACGCTAACGACGTGTCAAATCAAGCGGAAAATAACGCTAAAGACCACGCCGATGCAGTAGCGAAAGCGAAGGCAGAACTTGCAAAAACGCAAGCGAAGGCTTATGCGGATGGCAGGGTAACAGAAGAAGAAAAGCGAGCAATTGCAGATGCTGAAGAAAAATTACGCTTAGCAAAAGAGTATGCCAATACGCAAGCTGATGAAGCTGAAAGCAATGCTAAAGGCCATGCTAATGCAGTTTCAGAAGCTGCATATTTAGACGCAATTAATGACGCAGAAGAATATATGGAATCCAACGGAGTAATGCAGGGGGCAAAATATAACGGTGTAAGTATTACGAATGCTGATGGATTTGTAACAGCAAGAGGCGATGGTTTGGTACGCACTGTAATGAACAGTACGCTTGGATACGTTATACAACGTAGATCCAGTAAAGCTTCCCCATGGCAAAACGTATTGTATTTTGATACACAAGGAAATGCAAAATACGCTGGCGATATCCAAGGATCCAATGGTGTATTCGGTAATGTTACAGCTGTAGATGGCGATTTCTTTTTACAAGATGAATTTACATCTACAAAATATATAATATCGCCTAAACAAAATAAGATAAAAGACCATTCGTTCGAAATGGTTAAAACTGGTGGAGGTGTTTCAGCAACATATAACTGGTTAGATATGGCTCCAAATTCTAGGCAACCTTTAGTGGGTTGGAGAATAGGTGGAGGAGATCCTAGAGTAGCGGCAGTGCTCGCACCAGACGTGGCGGATGCTCATCCTATGTTAGGAGCACAGTCTATTGTCGTTAAGAGTGGCAATTTTGTTCAGCAGCTCGTTACTGGAATATCACCTAGTACAACTTATACCCTTTCAGGTTTTTTTAAACGTCAATGGAAGGTTATGTCTGGTGGAATACCTTCTTTTACAGTTTGGCATGCTAATGCTTTCGGAGCTAAAATGACGAGAATAAAGGTAGGAAAGTTTAGCAAAGTACCAAATGATTACTCTGTCGTTAGACATTCTATGACGTTTAAAACTCCTAGTAATTTTGCTACTGATGATACACTAATGGTTGTTGTGTGGGCGGATACAGATCGTTGGGTACAATGTGATGGGGTTCAACTAGTAGAGGGTAGATATCCTTCTGCGTACTCGCATGAAGATTCTATTTGGGATACTCTTAAAGGTGACTATCCTATAAGAAGCAAAAAACAAATATTATGGTCTGGTTCTGTTTATTTGACAGATGTAGCAAATATAAAACCAGATAAAAATATACATGATTGCGAAAACGGGTGGATACTAGAATGGGCTAGAACAGGAAGGAATGTAGCAGTTCAGCATACAATTATACCAAAAATGGCAATTCAGCGAGGGATGGATAGTATTCATGATATATTTACTTCATCTTTCTCTGGTTCTAATGTTAATGTTACAGGTAAAATCATAAACGCTAGCTATAATAAGTTAACAGGTAATGCGATGAACGACAACGGTGGAAATAACTCTAATAGTATTCAATTAAGAGCGGTATATGAATTTTAAGGAGGTGAATGTCGTGATTATGTACACCGTTTTAGACCAGGAAAGCAGGCTTCATGGCATTTCCTCATCTTCTCTTGGGGAACAGTCTATTAAGGTTGATGTACATGAAGATCATGAGGTGCTAATAAATCCGTATATATACCGTTTGGTGAATGGCGGTCTTGTTCGTGATGATGAGAAGCATTTAGAGGAACAAAAAGATATGAAAAAGGAAGAATTAAAATATGAATGTGAATCAAGTATATTGCACGGTTTTGTTTCACTAAACGGCAATCATTACAGATATAACAGCTATGATCAAATGAATATGCTTATGCAGTACCAAGAATTAATGATGGATAGTACGATAGATCATGTTTATGTTGATACCGAAAATAACGGAACCATAAAGCACACAAGAGAAGAATTTATACAAGTATACGAAGAAGCAAAGAAACACAAAGATAATCAGTTAACAAAGTATAGGGAGATGAAGAGATATGTAGATAACTTAGAGACGGTAGAAGAAGTACAAGCAGTTACATGGGATACCTATTAAAACGCTGAATAGGCGTTATTTTTTATGTTAAAAACCAGGAGGATTGGTTATGAATGGACAAGATAACATAGACATTTGGAAAGCTACAACCAGAAACGACGTGGATCACATTGAAAAAAGAGTATCTAATCTTGAAAAAGATGTGGGGATATTGAAAAGCAACGACATTAAACAAGATGAAAAAATCACATCATTACAAACTACACTAACATCCATACAAGATGATACAAAGTGGATTAGACGCATGATTACAAAAGCAATTATTACTGCCACGATAACAGGGGTTATTGGCGGTGTGATTGCTTTGTTTTTTGCCAAATTATAATTGGGAGGATTTTTTATGAAAATCAACTGGAAAGTACGTTTTACCAACCCTATATTTTACGCTCAATTGGTGCTATCTATATTAGCGCCAATTTTAGCTTATGCAGGCTTATCCTATGCAGATTTAACTACATGGGGAGCGTTATTTGATGTGTTAAAGCAAGCTGTAAGTAATCCTTACGTGTTGAGTTTAGTTGTTATTAGTTTATATAACGCTGTGGTAGATCCAACTACAAAAGGTCATAAAGACAGTTTGCAAGCCCAGACATATAAAAAACCTAAAAAGGATGTGGCGTAAATGACAAAAGTAGTAGCAATAGACATTGGACACGGATCTAATACATTTCCGCCTAGTAAGGGAGTGTATAAAAACGGAAAAGAATATGCAGAGCATGATTTTAATTCTAAGCTTGGGGTAGAGTTAGACAAACTACTAAAGCATAACGGATTTAAGATGTTGATGAAACAAAAGCCTTTTAGCCCTGACGTAGGTTTAACCACACGAACCAATTACTATAATGCAAAAGGCGTTGATCTAGTTTACTCTCTACATGCTAATTACAACGTAAACTCCGATGTTAACGGGCGTTGTGTGTTTTATTGGCATACAGCAAATGATGCTAAAGAGTTAGCTAATATTATTGTTGACGAGATTAAAAAGGCTGGTTATTCTACGCATGGTAACGGCTTACATGCATCTAAACCTAATAGCTGGACAAATCTGCACATATGCCGTGAAACGCATATGACTGCTGTTTTGGTTGAAAATGGCTTTATGTCTGGTGACAAGGACTTTGAATTAATTTTCGGTAGTAAACAAAAGCACTATGTAAAAGGTATGGCTAGAGTACATGCTAAGGCTATTTGTCGTTATTATGGAGTTAGATTTAAGGATTTGGATGGCACAACCGTAGCTGATAAACCATCTAAACCAAGCGACAACATAAAAGTAGGCGACAAGGTTTATTTAAGTAAATCAGCATCTAAATACGTTACTGGCCAAAATATACCGAGCTATGTCAAAGGCAAAACCTACACGGTACAGCAAGTGAAAGGTAATAAAGTCCTGCTTAAAGAAATCTACTCATGGGTGTATAAGTCTGATTTAGGTAGCATGTCATCTGGTGGATCCAGTAGCAATGCTGAGTATGTTTATCTACCTTCCGGTGCATCTAGTTGGCGCTTTTATCCGACTAATGTAGCTCCTACCAAAGGTAACGAAAAAGCATTTCTTAACCCTAGAAAATTTGGTGGATTGAAATACAAGGTGTTAGGCAAACCACAAGCACATGTTGTTACTATTCAAACGAGCGATTTTGGTAAGGGTAATATTTATGTACATCCTTCGACTGGCGCTTTAATTAAGTAATAAATAAGCCCCGTCCTTAGTTGGATGGGGGCTTAAGTTATTTTTCTTGGTTAAGAACGTATGTTCTGTTATAATTAAACCATGAAAAGAAGATATTTATTATTAAAAGAAGGACAATAGGCCCTTTTTGTCGAACTGGGGAGTTTAGACTAAAGAGGGGGAGTTTATATTATGGTTTTGAATAATAAAGACAATTTTGTTAATAAGCTTAGTGAAATTGAAGTGGAAGAACTCGAAAAAGTTGATTTGAGCGTGTTCTTAGTCTCAAAAGTTAGCGAGACTGATGCTTTATACAATGTTAAAAGAGAGCAGTTGGATTTAAATCTTATGCAGTGGGTTAAAAAAAATATAAAAAAAGAATTAAACAATTTAAAATATAAGGATGAAAACGGGAAACAAAAGTTTTTTGTATCAGAATATAACGATGAGCTAACTAAAAAAGATTATATTGCGAAATTAGACCTTAATAGCGATGAAGCATTAAAAAATAAAAAAAATAAATTAGTGCAGTCCTTAAATCGATGTTCTACAGTTGAGGATAACAATGTGAAATTTCAAGTAATTAAATTGACTTTACATAGTGAGAGTGCTTATTTTATATATTACAGAGGAGTGAAATTGTCAGCAATGAACAAAAAGAGTGTTAAAAAAATGCCAACTGTTAGGCATAGAAAACACTTGACGATTCAGGAAGATGATGTAATAGAATTTGGTGGGAAAATAGAACTGATTATCTTAGGCGACCTTTTATTTGTAGCCAGTCCAAGAACTTTGGAGTTTACATTCGATTTCGATGATAATATTTCAAGAAGGAAAGAAGAAAATCTTCAAGCTATAACAAATATGAACTTTTTCGATGAAGAATCAAACATCAGTGTGTTTGTTGAAAAATCATCTCACTATATGGTTTCTAGAAGGCTAGCAGGAATAAAAGAACCTACTTTAAAAGCGCTAGAAAGTTCTTTTAAAGAGAGATGTGAAGAATTAAAAAAAATTAAAGAGGACATGCCATCGGATAAAAAAGAAAAGGAAAGTTATGTGAAAAAATACGAGGTGTTGTGGCCTTTGTTTGATCACATCGATGTAATCGAAAATAAGGTAAGAATAGATTCTGAAAAATCTATAGAACCACTATTATATTTCTTTTCGGATAAAATAGTAGAATCCTTTCTAACAAAAGAACTAAGAGAAGCTTTTTAGGGAGGGATTTTAATGAAAGGTTAGATATTTATGTGGGGGAAATCTGAACAAATAGTACTTTGGATAATAACCTATATTCCACTAATTTTAATCATGATCTTTCGTTTTATTGTTAGTAATGGTTTTATTAATCTAGATAGCTGCACAATCACGATATTTGATAAAGATATTGATATAAACAAAGTTATATTGGAAGTTTTTTTTGTGATTATTACGTTAGTAATTTCTCTTGTTTTATACAAAATTACGATTAAATACCTTCTTTCCGGGTATGAACGTTTATTAGTGCAAGGTGGAAAAGGTGAAGATTTTTTTATAAGAGATATTAAAGTACTAAGTGCTAATGATTATTCATTTTTTCTGTTAACTTTACTTTTACCTCTAGTTTCATTAGATCATTCATCTTTTATAAACTTATCAGTTTCTTTATTAATAATTTTTTATGTAATTTCTATATACGTTAAGACTGATGCAATAAGTGTTTGTCCTCTATTTTTCTTTTCTGGTAGAAAAGTCTATAAAGGAATAATTTCTACAGGAACTAAAGAACAGGAAGCCAAAGACCCTTTGTTAAGAAAAGAAGTTATTATTATCATGAAGGAAAAAAATTTAACACTTAGCAGGAAAATGAGAGGAGAAGAGTTAGTAGGGAATGTTTTTTATTTAAGTAAAATAGAAAAAAAAGATGGCTATAATTAA